TTTCAATTTCCCTGTCCCCGAATTTAATAGCTTTTCTCTGTTTCATAACCCTCCGTTATACAACCTTCATTAAGCAGTCGTAGTAGAACTCGTTGTAGTACTGGTTGTTGACGTTGTAGTAGTCGTAGTAGTAAAAGTAACGTTATAATATGGACTACTTGGATTATTCGCAACATCCGCAAGCCCTTCTGCGATATAAGTCATTGCCTGCCATTCTTCTCCAATCAAGGATAATGCTCCAGAAGGCATCAATGTAGCTTTCCAGAACGTATATGTTCTGTTTGGCCCAGTTGGATTATCCGATACAAACTGCAAAGCATATTTTGTGTCAGCGGCCTGAAGGGCATAAAGAACTCCAGTTGCTGAAGAAGCCGACATAAACATTTTTAAATTACTATTCGATATTTCATCCAACGTAAAAGTGACAGTATAATCCGTAGTGATAATTGGATTAGCGTCTTTTACTTTAAAAGAACTCCGCGAACTATAATGAGGGAGCCTTTCTATTGTATGTTCTACTTCGATGGAAGTGGCGTTCCCAACATCTGTATAAGATGCAGGTGGCGTATCACCATCCCATTCCGATATTGATAAAATTCCTTTTCCTACTGTAAAGTTATTTACATCCGGTGGTGTAGGCATATTAAATCCCTCCTGTTGAGTGTATGTAACCAACCACACATGTTATCGTAAAAGCATAATACGGGTCAAAGATACCTGTTTCTAATCCAGTGTTCAACGAAGTCCCTATTGCAAGGCCTCCTCGTTGACAATCAGCGTATAATTTTGCCCAGATATCGTCAACTAAAGAAGATATTGTTTGATCTGGATTTGTGTTATCTTGACCATAAACTACTATCTCTATATTCATTTCTGAAATTATTTTATCTACATTGCCCGCCTTTCTTCCTGATTTTTTTAATGTCCCAGAAGGAAGACCTGCAATTACACCTGCAAACGGCATTTGTGTTTGCGGAATAGACGACAATTCTGAAAACCCAAGTTTTCTTCTGGCGACGTGAGCTATCGCAGAAATCTCTTCAAGTGAATCAACTACATTCTGGATAATTCTTTCTCTTATGCTATTTGCCGCCATTATTGAAGAGCCCCTTCGATATAAGTGTCAACCATCTTTTCTATCCCTTGTACATCGCTTGCGCTTAATGAGAAAAACTTTCTTTCGGGCAGCTTGTTCATTCCAAAATGATGCCCAGCGGCTTTTTTTGCTTGTTGCTGACCGGCAAAATAAATAACCGCTTTATTAGAATTTGCTTTAACCGTCATACTGTTAATCATTTGTCCTGAGAAAAACAAATCCACTTTATCTATTGGATGGCCTCCTCCTTTATCACTTTGCCTAAAAAACTTATACGATGCAGAATAAGGCTTGAATAAATTACTATCTACATCAACTCCAAGCGCTGTTCTTTCAAGGATTTTTGTCTTGCCAAAAAAGCCAAGGTTATATAGCAGTTTCTTTAAACGAGCATCACCAAAAGCAGCATCCGCCTTGTTTAAGGCCAACTTTACTTTCTTGTCGTTTACAATAACACTTTGAGCCGCCATATCTTATACCCTTGACAATCGCCTGGATAGCCTTTCATAACTTCTCTCTGAATCATCTATCTCTTCGCTGGCATCCCAATCGTAATCAATCCCTCTTATAATAACCTTTTTTAATTCAATCTCATACTTTTTGGAATACCTATCGGAAAGTTTCATGTAAACATCTGTCTCAGAGTCCTTTGATAAATACTCATACGCTAACTCCAAGACTTTAAATACAGACAGATCCTTTAACTGATCAGCAGAATTAAGCATAAGGTCTGCATCAAAAGGGGTAACTCTCGGGTCTACCCCTTTGACTTCAGCCGCTTGTCGATACCACCCGCCTTCTAAATCCAAATCAATAAGTGCTTTTGCCTTTGTATGGGTATCTGTCCAGCTCGCAACTCCAAGGCTGATTATATTACTCCTTCTTTCGAGCAGATCATCGTCGTCTGTATAGGCCATTAGCTTTCCTTTCTACTTCAAGTCTTTTGCTAATCTTGTTCTTACTTTTTTCACAACTTGAGCAGCCTGACTGGAATGAGTTGTTGAACTCCCTTCCTCATTTCCAGCGTCTGTTACCCCTAAATCTTTTGCTATATCTTGCTGTACTTCTTCATATCCATGTTTTCTTAATACATGAATTAATTTAGGATTATCGGTCTCCAATTTGCCCCTATTAAAAGTAAACCATTCTTTCTCGGCCTTTGGATTCCACAGTATCGCTGCTTTATTCCCCTGCAAAAAAATAGACATCATTCCTCCTCTTCTATATTTTATACTGTCGTAGTTGTTGAACTTGTCGTACTAATAGTACTTGTCGTACTCATTGTCGACGAAGTGCTACTGGTTGTTGATATCGTACTGGTTGTAGAAATTGTCGACGAAGTGCTACTGGTTGTTGATATCGTACTGGTTGTAGAAATTGTAGATGAAGTGCTACTGGTTGTTGAAATAGTTGACGAAGTAGAACTTGAACTCGTTGTAGAACTTGAACTCGTTGTCGAGCTTGTCGTAGAAACAGTTGAACTCGTGCTACTGGTTGTTGAAATTGTACTTGAAGTGCTACTGGTTGTAGAAATTGTTGAGCTCGTTGAAGATGAACTCGTAGTAGAACTCGTTGTACTTGAGGTCGTAGTTGTAGAACTTGTGGTAGTTGTAGAGCTCGTTGTGGTTGTCGTGGTCGTAGTCGTGGTCGTCGAGCTCGTAGTAGTAGCATGAGTAACAATTGCATCATGTATTTCTTCCATAAAAGCCCTCTCTTTTGGAGAACGAACTTTCATGCAGTCATCATAATCAAATATTTTGCTTTTGGACATGATCTATCCTCCTTCCGCTACATTACCCTTAAACCGTTGTGGTTGTTGTCGTAGTAGTTGTAGACGACGTGGTTGTAACGTGGGTAACAATAGCATCGTGTATCTCTTCCATGAATGAGCGCCTCTTTGGAGAAGCAACTTTCATTACATCATCGTAATCGAATATCTTTGATTTAGCCATAATCTATCCTCCTGTTTTTGATTAATGGAGAATGATTAAGAAGTAGCTAAACCGGTGATCGTTCCGTGATATTCTTCCGGGCCATAGTCAATACCAATTTGTCCATAAATCTGGCCTTTCTCCGATGCTCCAGTTTTGGAAAGCTCTTCATAAAAGAGAACCCCTTTACCCGGTACGGGAAGGAAAACAGGATAAATAACAGACATATCTGCAACCAGCAAAGTATTGGTCGGTACATTAGGAGCGTACACAATACCAATAACTGCAAAATCGGTTTCAATCTGTTTAATATTTACTCCACCAACATTTCTGTCTTCAGGAGCGTATGCATATACATTAGTTATTTTCTGTTTCTGAAAAGCATTACAGAAGATAACCATATCAATAAACTGAGCTCCATTACCTGCCATAGTTCTAAGCAAAGTATCAATAAGAGTTTTGCTCAAATCTGCTGCCGCCGCTGCTACTGTATTTGTAGTTGCCGCAGTAATAATACCCCTTGTTCTTGCGGCTGTTGCCGCATCAGTTGCCGCTACATACGTCCCATTAAGGAAAGTGTAATCAGCGTCAACCGAGATCTGTCTCATATTAGCTGCAATCTGAAAATCTTTTTCATTAGAAACTGGCTGGCTTCCTATAATAGAAAGGCCGCTAATTTCGCCGATTACAGACTGTTTTGCATAAGAAATAGATACCTGCTCCTGAAAAATCTGAACTGTATTGTCGTCCTGCCCACGAACATAAGTGGTAGGATCGGGAGCCGTAAGGGAATCTGTTTCAGTAATCGTCGGCTGAGAAGCCGCCTCAAGGCTCCAGGGCTGAGCCACTGGAAATTTAAAAGAAGAACACTGCTTTGATCTCGCCCCACCCAATCCACCAACCATGTTGAGAAACGGAGTCTGATTTGCACCGATCATAAATAATTCGCCAACATAATTCGGACAATTCCAAACTGTAGTTGCTTCTGCTGTTGCATTCGCCATAATGAACCTCCTGTTGTTGTATGCTAATCAGCACTCCGTTTTACTCATCTGCTTACTTTGCCTACTCGTAAATCGAAACCCCTTTAGCATGTAGTTTATTTTTATACGTTATTGATAAAGCTGCATTACCTGCTTTAACTGCGTCCCTGTACTTTGCTTTCAATGTTCCAATATCGCCTTTTTCGCCTTTGTTATCTTGGCCACTTGTCCCTGTCCCTGCGCTGCCTGCTCTTAGTATCCTGTCTTTCATTGGATATTTATCAATTATTTCGGATATTGCTTCGTCAAAATCAGCATTCTCTCCGGGATTATTCCTTGATGGGATTCTATTGTCTCCGATATAACCAGCAAC